AAGGCCTTGCTAACCTGGGGCTGGGCTTGCTCGCTAACGTTTAATGTCATTTCGATATCTCCTGGCCCCTGTGCCGCTGGTTGCGGGTGTCGTGGGGCGATGTGGAGCTAAATTAGCTAGTCCTAATTGCATTGTCAATAGGAGTTCCTAATTATTTATTGGGCTTCCCCAAGCATTAAAAAACCCCGCGCGGGCGGGGTTTGTGTTAACGGACCTATTGAACTTGGCAACTATCTAGACACTTTAGGCCAAGGGAGGCAAAAGAGATCAGCATAATTTCTGTTTGAATCATCTGAGCAATACTCAGAAATTGCTTCCCTGCCCGCGAAAGTAATATGTTTTGGTGGTTGCGCTAAGTTCAATAAGCTCCATCCAGTGAAACCTGCTTTGTTACCGAAGTTGATTTTTTCAATATCACTTCCAGTGAAGCCAATTGTCATAATTGCGTCTTCTTTGGTGTTTCCATATCGATCTTCAAGTTCTGTGATTATTCTAAATTCCACATTCCCATCCTTCGGAATTATTTTTTGGGATTTTGCCAAGATATCTACCATCTTTGTAGATGCATCAAACAGGAGGGCCGAATTACTAAATGTTGAAGAAGGCCTGATGTCAACAATCAGTAAAGGCTTGCCATCCTCCATATGCTCTCGGGCACTCACAACACCCTTATTAATCTTGATGATGCGTTCTGCCAGTGTCAGCGAAGTGTCCTGTTCGATGCTGCTGGTGTCATGCTCTTGACATGAAGTCATTTGACAAACCAATGACAAGCTAATAAGTGTTTTTACAACTAGGACTAAAACGCTTGTGGTGTTGGGTTTCATTAATGTGTAGCTCCTGTGGTTAGAAAAATGAAGTCACAACCCTCCATCACCGAGCTTGCTGATCACACGGCCAATAATGTGAACCGTATCCATTTCCTTAGAAGGTACGATCTCGTCTTTGTAAATACGATGGCCTTCGGAGTCCTTGTTCTGATTATCACTAACAATGCGTAAGCTACTGTTACGTAAGGTGTAAAGCCGTTTAACCTTCGCCTCACCACCAATGGCAATGGCGTAAACTTTCCCATCACGGATGCGTGTGTCTGCGAGATTTACCAGCACCCGGTCTTTATCAAATAACGTTCGCTCCATGCTGTCACCGTATACGCGCATCAACTTCACATCTTTTGAACTGATGTGTACGTCCCTGAGCCAAGACAAGGGGAACGGCATTCTGAATTTTGTTTCGATAAATTCAGGGATCACAACACCGCTACCAGCAGCGAGTAATACATCTACTTCGTCGATCAGCACATCAGCTTCTCTATCCAAATCTTCATCACCATCAATTATTCGAAGCTCACAGGCGTCGAGTTTGGTACGCTCGGGACCCTGTGTGCTTGGATTCTCTTGGTTAGAATTCGCGGTAACGGCACGCATTGGGCCGGTGCCTGTTGCTAGCCATTTTTCCGAGACATTAAGCGCCTGGGCGGCTTTGAGGAGATTCTCCCCGCGCAAGAATTTTGCTTTCGAGCTTAGCCAGCCATGAACGCTCGGAGGTTTGACCCTGACTGCATCGGCAAGTTGTTTTTGCGTCATGCCAGCTTCAAGCATGGCAAAACGGAGTCGTTCATTAAGAGACATTAGGAAAGCCTAACAAATAAGTGGTTAGGAGTAGCTATTGACAAAGTTATTAGCTAGTCCTAACTTAAGACGTATGAACGCAAATCAGATCATCGATACCCTTGGTGGCACTGCTGCTGTGGCACGAATGTTTAAGATCAAACAGCCATCGGTAAGTGAGTGGCGTAAGACGGGCATTCCTTCGGCACGGCTTCAGCTCCTTGAGGTTGTCCGCCCCGACATCTTCGGCAATCCCCCCACAGGCCACAGGCAGGAGGTGTCCGATGCGGCGTGATGGTTCGGAACAGACACGTGCTCGTGTACCCGTTTCTATGGATTCAATCCGCATCAAGGAATACGAGGCCGAAGCCGAACTGCTGCGGTTGGAAGCAGCAGCCATAGACGATCTATTAGTTAAAGAGCGTCTTTTGGCGCAGTCCAGCCTTGCATCTCTTGGTGTAAAGCAAATCGCAAATCTTTGTAACTCATTCAAACGGTGTGACGTTTGATGCGCTGTATTCGATCTTTCCAATGACATTGAATAATCCTTGGTAATGAATCCATGTATGCCGATCCAACCCACATTCGTAGTCACCCGGTGAAGGTGCGTTTTAACGATGCCGAACGCGATTTGATCAATGCGTTGGCTCAGTACAACGGGATGCAACCGGCGGCGTTGGTTCGTGAACTGGCGTTATCGGTAGCAACTGCTGCGATAAAGAATGATAAGCGGCAAGCAGACGCGGCTTGAAGTGCCTAACCAGGCCCTTTGGAGGCCCTGTGAAAATTGATCTAAGCCCTGCTGATCGAAAAATGTTTGAGCAATACGCACAAATCTATGGACTGGCTTGCGTTGATGAAGCGGTAGAACACGCTGCAAAACAAGCACTAAAGGACGCTTATCTGCTACGGGCCAAGAATGGGCATTCACCTCTTGAAGAAGGCGTGGTGATCCATTTGAAGGGACTTAAAAAGCCCTCAAGGAATCAAGAATGAAAGCAAGCGATGACACCGTGAGCTTGACCCGTATGAATGACCGTAAGAGGAAAGGTTGATATGTATATCTCAGTGGCTCCCTTTGATAACCCTGTAGGCAGCTTCGTTGGCGAGGGCCACAAGCGCCTTATTATCGATATTGCGGCCGGTCCTCCGGCACCAGGCAACGAAGTCAGCGGATCGTATCTCGGCCTTGATGGTCCTGATGCCCTGGTCATTGAGGCGTTTGAAGTGTTGCTCCGCAGCGGCTTCCCATTCAGCGTACGTCCGATGCCAACGGCGCTCGGGAAGGATGGGCTTGAATGACTCGTAATCGTCTTCTTTGAACCATGCAAAGCCTAAGACTTGGATTTCCCCTTCTTGCATTGCTGCCCTCCTTACGGGCTGTCGTTGTGACGACAACAGTTTACCGCAGGGCGGGCAGCATCTTTTTTCTATGCAGATTTCATCCGCTGGAACAGGGCGCACAATGGGTATTGATTTTGGTGAGCAGATACAGGCGCTTCTTCGCCGACAGTCACAGTGACACCGTGAGCTTGACCACTGCCCACCGCTGCGGTACCGTCGTCGGTAAGGAGCCTAAGAACTCCGGACAAAGCGGTACCCGCACCCGAAACCTATGCGGTTTTTTTACGCCTGCACGTTTTACGTCGGGAGGGCGGCAGCGATACAAGACCCTTTGGGGAAAGCTGCCCGCCGTCTTTGTCCGGTTTCTTAGCCTCCCGACACCCACAGGTGCGGCGCCTAGGAACGTCTCCCTGTGGTCACCTCTCATGACAAAGGAGACGTTTTTATGACGCAGTCCATTATTCCGTTCGATTTTCATTCTCACGCTGTGCGCGTTGTGATGCGCGATGGCAATCCGTGGTTTGTTGCTACCGATGTGTGTACGGCATTGGGGTACCGAAATCCAAGCAAAGCAATCGCAGATCATTTGGACGATGACGAGCGGTCTAACGAACAGTTAGACCGGTCCAGGATGGGTAGCAAAGCCGTCATCATTTCCGAGTCTGGCCTATACGCTTTGATACTCCGCTCCAGAAAGCCAGAGGCACGTAAATTCGCCAAGTGGGTAACCTCGGAAGTCATGCCCTCAATCCGCAAGACGGGGGGTTATTCCGCTACCGGAACGGTGGTGAATGACGATGTGCTCTATGCCATCTGGTTTCTGTGCGGCCAATTCAAGTCGCTGCATGAAACGGTATTCACCAACAAAGTTCCGCAAGCACTGGCATGGCTTGGGGCTAGGCAGATGAGCGGGGCGCTTTACGACCGTCTGCTAGATGGGCTGCACGGCGGCGTTGGCCCTATAGAGAAGGCCATTGGCCCTCAGATGGAGCGGGTTGCGCAACGGGTTAGTGGGATTACCTATCACCGCTTCAGCTAACACCTGCGGCTGTCTGGCTGGCCGTACTCCTTAATTAGTAAGGAGTGACTTTCAACTCGTTAAACCACCCCCGCAGTTAAAAAGGGCGGGCTGAGGGGTTGGCCTCAACTCGCCCAAAACAAAGGTGAAACTCCTTATGAGAGATTCTATCACGGTTCTAAAACACCCCGTAAATACCCTCGCCAAAACATGGTGCGCTGATGGCTCGGTGAAAGCCTACGACAACGCCAAGTTCTTCCAGGTGGAGCAACGAGCACTCAACAATAGTCGCGAGCTCTCTGCACTCCTCACGGAGCTGGAGCAGAACCCACACGCCTGCGTGATTCGCGGGGCGTATGTGGGCGATGCCAAAGCCGCTGCGCTTGATACTGAGTTCCAGAAAGGAAAAGTACGGCGCATTGCCGAGCTGTACGATGATATCCCGCATCACTGGATGCTCGTTGAGATCGACAATTTCGAGCCACTGCGCCGCGATCCGGTGGCCGATCCGGTAGGGAGCATCGGCGAGTTCCTCCACGCACATCTTCCCTTTGGCTTCCACGGCGCAGATTACCATTGGCAGTTATCCAGTAGCGCGGGGCGGCCTGAGTGTGCAGGCAAGCTAAAAGCCCATGTGTGGTTTTGGCTAAACAAGCCGTACACCAGCGCACAGCTCAAAGCCTGGGCCGCTGTCTGCGCTCCAGGGCTGGATGCTTCTGTATTTAATACGGTGCAAATCCACTACACCGCCGCCCCTGTGTTTGAAGCCGGTGTGACCGATCCAGTTCCAGTGCGTAGCGGCTTTGTGGAAGGCATTCTTGAGGATTCTGTATTGCTGGAGATTGATGCGGCGATATTGGAAAGCGCCAAGACTGAAGGTAAACCCAGCCGCCAACACAAGCTCATGGCCGCTGCTGCCAACGACCCTGTGGCCGTGCATCTTTCGCACTTCTGGAAGGTCCTATCAACAGGCAAAGAAGGGCAGCTGTTCATTACCTGCCCATTCGAAGCACACCATACGCAGCCCTCCAACCCCACGTCCACGGTGTATTACCCCGCGCACACCGGAGGCTATGCCAATGGAGCGTTTGTGTGCCAGCACGCCCACTGCCGGAATAGGACGCAAATAGAGTTCCGGCAAGGGGTGGGTTATACCGAGGAAGAATTACCACCGCCTGGAATAGAGGAAATGGATGTGAACATGTTCGGCGTGCCCACGACAGAACACACCCCCACGGACGACATGATCATTAGCAGACTCGCCACAACAAAGGAGCTGACAACGGACAAAGCGAACGGCGCTCGCATCGTCAAGTACTACGGAAAACAGCTAATGCTTGTTGCCGGTGATTGGTACACCTGGAACGGGGAATATTGGAAGAAGGGCAAGGCCGAAGCGTTCCAAGTAATAGGCGAATTCCCGAATGCCATCCGCTACGAAGCAGAACAAGCAGCGCAAGAAAAAGACGATAAAAAAGCTGCCCTATTGTACAAATGGGCTAAACAGTCCGAATCGACTTCCAGGCGGAACGCAGCAGTGGAATGGGCTTCAAACCACCTCACCGTAGGACCACATCGACTAGATAACAACCCTTGGCTATTGAACTGCGCCAACGGCACCGTTGACTTGCGCACGGGGGAGCTGTCCCCACACCGCCGCGAAGATTGCATTACGCGGGTCGTTCCCCTTAACTACAACCCAAACGCCCCCGCGCCTGTCTTTAAAAAGACACTGGAACGCATTACGTGCGAAGAGGGGCAGGCCCACCAGCCACTCAGCAAATTCCTGCAACGCTGGTTTGGGTACTGCGCCACCGGAGAGGTGCGTGAACAAAAGTTCGCTGTGCTGTACGGGGATGGCGCTAACGGCAAAAGCACGTTGCTGGACCTAATTATGGGGGTTCTCGGTGGCTATGCGGGCGTGGCCGCCCCTGGGCTGCTCATAGGCAATAAAAGCCAACAGCACCCTACCGCCGTTGCCGACCTTTTCGGGCGGCGCATGGTGACTATCCACGAATCAGGGGACGGGGAAGCATTGCGGGAAGACTTCGTGAAACGAGCCACTGGCGGCGATGCGCTCAAGGCGCGCTATATGTACGGTGAACTCTTCGAGTTCCAGCCCACGCACAAGCTGCAATTACTCACTAACCATAAGCCTGTCATTAAGGGGCAGGACAGCGGCATCTGGAGGCGCATTATGCTCATTCCGTTTAAAGCGAGCTTTGACGCCGCTGAGGGCGAGCCGACGCGTAGCTATAGGTACCTACGGGATATGGGGATCGCTGAGAAGCTGGCCGCTGAACGAGAAGGCGTATTGGCGTGGCTCGTAGCAGGGGCTGTGGAATGGTACAAGAACGGACTGAACCCTCCTGATATTGTGTTGGACGCTTCGGAGGAATACCAGTCGGAGCAGGACCGTGTCGGCCAGTTCATTGATGAAGAATGTGAGACAGGAGCTGAGTACGAGGAGAAACTCAGTACCCCAATGGGCGGTGGCCTCTACCCAGCATATACGCAATGGTGTAAGGCCAGCGGCGTTTACACATTATCCAAAACCCGTTTCCTTGACGGATTGAAACGGTGTGTACCTGGGTTTAAGAGGAGGGACGTAAAGGAGACGGTTGGGGTTGGGAAACGCTGTAATTTCGTAATCATCCAAGGGGTAAGGTTATTAAACGCTGACATATAGCGTCGGACCTGCTCCGTTTAAGTGTAGCGAACCCGCAAAAGCTGTGGGTTCGCCTTTTACACCTAGGCACATTTTGAGAAAGGCTAGAGGTACAGGGAGGGTGTCCTCTTGTCCTCTCTTTTAACCCCCTTTTTTACCTTATATATGTAAAAAAAAAAAAGACATAAAAGAAGTTTAAAAAAGGGGGGTGGATAGCGGACAAGAGGACACCTATTCCAATCATCCATCCCCGCACCGTACATCTAGCCACTGCCACACCAACGGGAGAAAGCGCCGCGAAGAATAAACAATCTTCTTTATAATCAATGGGTTATAATAGTCCCCATGCTTTTTTGTGATGGGTTAGTGTCCAATGCAAACAACATGCCTGCTGCAACACTCCAATCCGCCTCGCTTGCTGGCGCGTTTGCCTTTGGGTGGGAAGCCCTGCGTTGTGGGATGGGAGGATGCCGTAGGGGTCGGCGTGAGGCCCACCGTCGCTACAGAGTTGCCTGCCAGTGTGCAGGAGTTGGCTGATGTTATCGGACGGAAGCAAGCGTTAACCTTGATTGGCCAGTTGCCGCGTACGTATCCCAAAGGCCGCCGCAGCGGCAAGGTGATTTTGTATGTTCCTAAGGCTTTATCGCCCCATCACCGGCTGGTATCCATTTTGGGATGGGAGGATGCGCAAAAGCTGGTGGATGTTTTCGGCGGGGAGATTTTGCAGCCAGCCAATTGCAATTACATTGCCCGCCATGCGCGGGATTGTGCTGTTGTGGAGCTTTTGCGTAGTGGCGTGCCCTTTGATGTCATTGCCAAGATATTTGGGATCAGTGTTAGGCACGTCAGGAATTTCGCTGCCGGTACTCCCTCGCACCCGCCACGGAAAACCTGTCACAGGACGTATGCCCAGGATACACGCAGGATGAGCGGCAATGAATGTCTCCGGGACTTGTCATGCAGACCATTGGTGAAGAAGGCATTGCACTGATTAAGTTTTTTGAGGGTTTGCGGTTGCAGGCGTACATATGCGAAGGCGGTGCGCT